GTGAATCAATACATCACTCAAGTCAGCTTATCTGATGTGCCCGATGCGGGTTTAGTGATGGAACACGCAACCGATTGGTTGTTCGAGCAAAAACACAGTGAAAACAACTATAAAGCCTATCGGAGCGAACTGACCACGTTCCTGCATTGGTGCTTTGATGTTGCGAAAATGTCGCCCACACAGGTATTACGTAAGGATATGAGCCGCTATGTGGATTATTGCTTGGCGCCGCCGCTGGAACTGATCGGCTATTTTAATGTGCCGCAATTTAAATTGGACAAATTGCGCGATGAACGGGTACCAAACAGTCTTTGGCGGCCATTTGTGGGCAAGAAACAGTTAGGGCAAATTCAACCCTATGTGTTGAGCGATAATGCGCTAAAAACCAAGATTGCCATTTTATCTTCGTTTTACAGTTACTTAATGAGCGAGGAGTTTTGCGAGCGTAATCCCGCGCAAATTTGGTTGAATCACAGTCGCTTTGCGCAGAACAAGCAGTATCAAAGGCAAACTGATGAAGATGAAAACAGCTTAGCTTTCACAGAGTTACAGTGGTCCTATGTTATGAGTACAGTCACTCAGTTGGCTACTGAGTCCCCAGAGTTGCATCAACGTAGTTTATTCTTGATTTCATTGATTTATTCCTGTTATCTGCGCATTTCGGATGTCTCGGCGCGGGTTGGCTATTCGCCGGTTATGGGGCAATTTAGGCAAAATCCACAGACAGGCATTTGGAGTTTTCACATTCCACTCAGTAAAGGCGGGAAAAAACGCAGCGTGGCGATTTCTAAGGCATTACTCGATGGTTTAGTCAAATATCGGCAATTTTTAGGGTTGCCTGATTTTCCAAGCCAAGGTGAACACCATCCTTTGTTCGTACGTCATCGCGCCGCCGGTCGTGGCCGCGATGCGGGTCTTGTAAATGCCAATCTTGGGATCCGGCAAATCCGCGAAGATATTCAGACCATTATCAATCTCGCGGCGGATAACGCGCAAGCCGATGGCTTTAATCACGATGCCGAGCAAATGCGAAAACTCACCGCGCATAATATCCGGCACACAGGGATCACTCATGACATCAATATCAATCGTCGGCCGTTGTCACACGTGCAAGCCGATGCGGGCCATGAGAGTATCGACACCACATCGAAATATTTGCACACCACACAAATCGAAAGACACGAAAGCGCCTTCAATAAGCCATTAGACCATCTACAAGGCATTGACTAGTGCTGTGTTGGCATCCCAAATCCCTCCCACATAAAACTGCGCACAATGGACGGCGGCATTATGTTTAACTGCTGCCCTCGATATAATGCGCAGCATCGAGGGACGCCATAGGCGAGTTTAATATAATCCACATTGTGCGCGGCTTTTTTTCTAGCTATCAATATCACGTCCTGGCAGAGTGATATTGATAGCTAAATGTGCAACCGGTGATTGTTTTTTGCTATCACTTTTTATTCCTGGCAATACCTTATCGCTATCAAAACTTACTTACCGGTTTTCAGTTTTGCTATCTTTTTCTCTGCAATCTTGATTTCTTCTTCTAGCCCTTTAATCGCTCTGAATGCAGCATCATTTTTTAAGATCTCTTTGCTGTTCTCTATCATGTAGAGAATGGCCTTTGATTTGGTCGCTTGCCCTGTTTGCTCCATCATTGCTTGCAGCTGCGCTTCTTGCTCATCGCTTAGCCTGATTGTTATTGCCATATTCTTATCCCATCATTTCCAGTGTTAAAAATTGCTTTATTTGCTT